TTTTGAAATTGAGCTATTTGTCTATTTGATCTTTGTATTTTAATTTTAGCCATTAACTAAGTAAGCTCCCATAAGTATCTCTGTTATCATAAATATCTCCACCAGCTTTTGCTATGCCAGTTCTAAAAGCAAGTTCTCCTTTAAATTCTTCACCTCTACCTCTTGCTTCAGTTAATAATGATCTATTAATTTCGTTTTGATAAGTTACTCTTGAATTGTAATTAGCAATAGAAACATCATAAGCATTTTCTATATTTTGATCTAACAACATTAAGTATGGAGTTTCTCCTACTCTATCTACATCAACACCACTTTTTAAAAGATTAACTAATAAAGAACTTTGATCTCTTTCTTGTTGTTTTAGTAATCTTGGTAATTCTATATTTTGAAATGCTTGTTGTTTAATTTCTGCGTTCTTTCTTGCAAGTTGAGCTTCTTGATACAATAAACTTTTATTTAATTGTCCAGTTGCTCTAGCTGCGTATGCTCCAAATATATTTCCTACGAATGCCATTATTTAAAAATCCTCGCTAATTGATAATAGTCTGATCCATCAGGACCATAATTTTTTTTTAATCCTTCAATTTCCATACCTAACCAGGTAGCAAATCTTATGCCTTCTTTAAATTCTGCTTTAACGGATGTTTGTAATCTTTTAATTTTATTTTTTTTACAAACTTCAGTCATCTTATCTACTATTGTTCTTGCTGCTAAAAATTTAACATCAAAAATATTTTGTGATGCCATTACCCAACCTTCCGCGCAACCTTTCCAAAGAACAACTAAACCAAACGCAAATACAGGCTTTCCATCAACAAACATTGTGAAAGCATTTCCTGGTTGAGAGTAATTACATATTCTATTATCCACATAACTAGCATCTATTTCCATAAGCTTATGATTCATTCCATAACTTACTATTTTATCTGCGTCTGATTTCTTAAAGAGTTTTAATTTATTAACCATCAGATATTACAAAAGTTGGATAAAGAGCTAACAACGATAAAGGCAATGGTTGATCTTGTTTTACAAATATAAATCCATCTGAATTATAATCATCAGTAAATTCAACTATTTTATCTCCAGCTAGTAATGTAGAAACTGGAGTATCTAAATCACTTGATGTTGTTCTAAATGGCACGGTTTCAAGATTTGTTAAACTTGGACCACATTTTGCTCCAACAGTATTAAATAATCTTAATACTACTTTTGAAATTCTTTTTACTTTTCCTTGTCCAGTGCCTTCTGCTGATCCACCTTCTATTCTCATTGTTTGAAGAATAGAGTTATAACCTAAACCAACTTTAACTTTTTTAGAACTTCTATCTAAAGTAAGTGCACCATCTGAAACTATTTTATCAGCGTGAGTTGATCCATCGGCTAATATTTGAACAGTTTGACCTTCAAGGTGATCTAATCCAGTAATAGATGTTGTAGCTGTTCCATCATATTCTAATCCACTATCTACAAAATGAAAATCTGTTGCTGTAGTTTCATCAAAATCAAAATCTGTGAAACATTCTACATATCGTCTAGTTGAGCCATCAACAATTCTTTTAACAATAACCCAAAGTTCATCTTCATTTAATTCTCCTGAAATTGAAGCAACACTTTCTACAACTGCATGACTTTCATTTTGAACTGTAAGTCTTGCTGTATCATAACTTTTACAAGTTAAAAATCCTGTAGCTGCATGAGAGCTTTCTCTAATTGTAACAACTGCGGCTGCTGGATTAGCAACAGTAAAATCAGCGTGAGCATTAATAGCAGTATAAATATTATCTGCTGTTGTATTGTTGTTAGTTTCAGTTTTAAATTCATCTGTTCCAGCAGTGCCTGTTGTAGAAGTAAAAGTAACTTCTTCGCCATTAGATTTTGTAAAAACTAATTTTGTTCCAGTAGCTATATTTGCATAATCAGAAACTGTAATTGTGCATTCTTGTCCAATGCCACCAACTTTATGTCTTGTCCATGAAACAACATTCTCTGATCTTTGATAAGTAAGACAAGCTAAAACTCCATCATTTCTTACACACCATAAATTACTATCAGGTGATTGTTGATAAGCCATTTCATCAATACCACTATCAGTAACGGTTTCATTTAATATTGTAAGATCAGGTGCAGAATAACCATCTACATCAAAATCATAAGCTAATTCTCTAATTTTTCTTTTTGCTCTTTGTAAAAATAAAGTAGCATTTCCAGCTGGAACAGCATCAACAGTTGAACTTCCATAAGAAGATTGCTTTTTAATTGTTACATTGCTTGGCGTAACGGCTGCATCTGTACCGTCCGCACTTACAGTCCACTCACCACCAGTTGTGCCAACGATTAAAGTTCTAACAGCCTTTAAATATCTAATGGCGTTAACTTGGTTTGAAGCGATGGTATATACCATAGCATCATCCGCATTTGTACCAACTGTCATATTTTCATAATCACCTGACTTAGAAAAATATAAAGTTTGTGGCTCATCTGTTGTGCCAGCAAAAACCAATCTTTGTTCAAAGAAAGATACGCAAGATGGATGACCAGTTGTGTCTGAAAAAGCTCCTAGCTTCCAATCAGTAGTAGATCCAGTGCCTGAAAAATCATCTTTAATATCAATTTTAACAACTGTTGCACTCGTATAACTTCTTATCTTTGCATAACCTGAACTAAAATTAATTAATCTTCCAACATCGGTTGACACAAAAGTTGATGCCGATGCCGTTAAAGTTTGATCGTCTCCAGTTGTTGCACCAGGTGTCATTGTAGTTGTTGTTGTATTAGCAGATAAATATGGACCATCTGTAAATTCTATTTCGTCTAAACTCCAAGAAGTATGTCCTGTTCTAGAAAGTTTTGATACTTCATGAGAGTTATGTACGATGTATAAAATATCAGCACTTTGAGCAAATTTTAAATCAGGTAATTGAGCTGTCGTATAACTTGTTGTTATTTGATAAATTTTATTAGCAACTCCACCTGAAGAATAAGCAGTATAACCTGATGAATTAATATCAGTGCCATCAACATCTTGTAGTTCAAAAGTGTTAGTAGTTTTATCAGCTACTTTAAAAGTTTTACCATTTACTTGCGTCATTCCAACTACACCAGTTATAATTACAAAGTCTCCATTAGAATATCCATGTGAGTTTGAAGTAACTACAGCTGGATTAGCAGCAGTAATCGCTGTAATCGTTTTATTACTCTCTGTTATCTGACCTTTATCTTTAAAAAATCTTATATACTGATTTCCAAACTCCAACATATAAGTTTGAGTAGTAGAAAATTCAAAAGGTATTAATCTTGTTTTAGCAGAACTATCTTTTACTTCAGAAATAAATTGAGTACCTACTCTTCTAGTTGCTGCTCCTTGAGGATGCACCAACATATTTTCTAAAGTTTTACAGCCTGAAGAATATTTTTCAAAATCTGTTCTACCATCTAGCTTTGCAGAAAATTCTCCTGATACAAAACTACTTAATGCTAATGTTGTTCTTGGCATATTTCTTTTTCCAAATTTCCTCTTGAGTTAAACCTGTTTCGTCTATTTTTTGTTTTGATTTTTCGTTAATATCTTTTGGATCAATCACTTCTACTAAAGCGTAACGATATATTTTATTAGAACTTTGCCATTCAAAATGAATTAAATGTCTCGGTTTTAAATATAAAGATATATTTCTTGGATCAAAAGCTGCTTTGACCATTATAGTCTAGCATCTGTAAATTCGTTTGCTTCAACTGTATCTAAGCTATTTTCTGTAGCGTCTATAAATCTTGCTTCTCTTAATCTTTCATCAGCTCTAGTCATATAGTTGTTAGCTAATGTTGCATTATTTGTTATGGCATAGCAGATGTCTGCTGCTAATTGATGAGATATAGCTTCTCTTAAATAAGCATCATAATTATTAGGATCAGTATCTAAAGCAACATAAACTAAATAAACAGTTGTTTGATCTGTTATTATATTTTTGCCTTCAACTTTATAAGGTAAATCAGCAGCTATACTATCTGTAGTTCCATTGTGAATTTTCATTACTCTAAGAAAATCACTAGGTAGAGCATAAGAATAATCAAACTCCATTACAGGAGCTGTACTATTTCTAGCCAATTCTACACGCTTAATTAAGCAATTCCAATTATGACCTCTAAATACTCTATTTCTAACTGGCTCATATCTTTGGTTACATAATCTAGCATTTTTGGTATCTTCCGTTAAAGCTGAGATTGTTGATGCACCTATAAGATTAAGTGCCGAATTGCAGATATTTACAACAGAAGCCATTATAAAATTACACCTATTATAATAATAACAATAATACTAATAACAGTAGTTTTAATTTTTGTACTTCTGCTATTCCAATATTTAATTATATTTTTCATTATACATTCTCCATTTTAATTTCTTTGCATTGAAATTTGATTGCTAATTTTTCTTTAATAATTTTTTCTTTATCTATATTTGCTAAATGATTATGTGATTGTTTATATCCATTAAGAATACAATCATAATAATTATTAAATTCTAAAGGTACTAGCTTTTCTGAATAACAAGTTGGTTGCAAATTAGCAAATGAGCAAAGATAAAGTATTATTACGTATTTCATTAAATTCTTTTTGCATTCTAGGCGAGTTCCACTCTCGCTTTCCTCGCCTAAAATTTTATGTTGCTTAGTTAACTACGTAGTGAATGTTAAAGCTCATATCACCTTCAGTTCCACCAGCAGCAGCCATTCTAGCTCCTATGTAGTAGTAACCTCCAGGATCAGCTGAAGCTCCAGCCATTTCCCACATTGCTTTTCCAGCAGTATTTATGTCAGCAGCTTCGTGTCTTACATCCGCCATTGCAGCAGCATCAGCCACCGCAGTTGCAAAGTAATCTTCGTCTACTACTGTTCCATCAGTGTTAAAGATTCCAACATTGAATGTGCATGATCCACCAAAAGTATCTGTACCGATCCAAATTTGAGGAACGGTTGCATTACTTGGTATTGGTGCAAGCATAACAATATCGTCATCATCACTGTCTCCAGCCGCAACAACTATAGTACCTTGTGCTACACGCATTGAGCCGTGTAGAAGTGCCGAGTTGTTTTGTACTTGAGGCGTAGCTTCAAAATTTGCTACTAAGTCAGAGTTTTTTATACCCATTTTTATATCTCCTCTAGTTATTACTCGTTACAAGGTATCTGAACAACTTTTTCTTCTTCCATTCTAGTCGCCATTTAATTCTTTGTAGTTTTTTTAATTACTACTTCTTTATATCGCTATAAAGATTAGACTATATCTTCACTTAATTAAGTGTTGGTTTTTCGTGGACTTATTATTGTTTCCTCAAAGTCTAGTCGTTGAACGTTTATTACCTCTCGCTTACGCTGCTTGTAATACTTCGCTGCTGATTGTCTTTGTAAAAAAGAGTTTCCAGCAATTTAACCAATTTTTTATCGGCTTGACTAATTTACCGATGTCCATAGCATAATAAACTTGTGTGCTATAGCTTTTATCTGCACGTTCAGAAATTTTAGCCGATACATCATTTCCGATAGCTAGTTTCACTGCATCTTCTGTGAAAGCAAAACATAATCTATCAGTTGTGTATGTAGCGTCTTTGTTCAGTCTTGTTGACATTATAAATTGAAATCCAAGAAAACTATCTATACTTCCTTGAGCTAAAGCTTTGACCGTATTAAAGTCAGAGCTAGTAACTTCAGTAGTTGCTAGTAAGTCTTGAACTTGTTTTGGACCACAAACTAAAAATCTCTTCAAAGAAGGATCTACGTCATTGTTATCCAAAATGTATTTAGCCGATCTAAGTTTAGCTATAGTAAGACCATCGCTCTGATCGCTAGTAGCTGTCTTTTGACCGCTAGGTAGAGCAGTTGAAGTTCCGCCAGCAACGCCAGTGTTAGCAGATGCGTTCATCGCAGTGATGATAACATCGTCTATTGATCTGTTCATTGCAGCAGCAGCCGCTCTTGCGTATGTGCTAGTTGGATCAATTAATGCTCTTACTTTATCAGCATCATCAACTAAATCCGCCCATTCATACGTTGCCAAAGATACTCTACGTCTTGAGTGTGGTGTCAGTTGTGTTATCGCAACTTTTTTAATTATTGCTTCTATATATCGCTATATAGCTCAGACTATATCTTCACTAATTATAGTGTTCGGTTTTCGTGGATGTATTATTGTTTCCTCAACATCTAGTCGTTGGACCTTTTATATACTTTTTAAGTTATATAAGTTGGCTGCTGATTGTCTCAATGAGAGTTCCCAGCAATTTACCGAATTTTAAATTGACAATTTTTTATCAATTTGAGGTGTGTCGCTATGTCTGCTAGTTTTTAACTGAGCAGCAGTAACTCCGATTTGATCGAAGAACGCGTTTTTTCCTCTAACTTTTTCCACATCAACAGCGCCTCGTAACTTTGAGCCTGTTTGTTGTGCCAGCATCGACACGTTAGCCGAATATTGCTCAACAAAACTTGTAGTTATATTTACACTCATAGTAAATACTCCTATTGTTAGATTGTTAATGTTAAGTTTTTCGGTTGATTATCCTTACGGATCTTCCTCTATTTTACATCTAGTCGATGATAGTCTATTCCTAATGTCAACAAAGGTCTTGCGATTGTCTTTGTAATTTATTCGCCTAATTTCTTAGACAAATTCTATTCAACATCTTTTTCGTTATTTTTTTTACGAATTAATGCTTGTACCTCTTCAACAGCTTGAGAGTGATTAGGATGATTTTTATCCCAATACGCTGAGCCTGTTTGTTGCAATGTTGCAATTTGCTTATTAATTTCAGGTACAGTTAAATAAGGAACTTGATCTCCTTTAACTATTGTATCTTCTGATAACTTATTAGCCAAATTAACAAATGCTTTTATCACTTGCGGATTATCTCCTAATCGTGATCCATCTTGTAAAAGAGTATTATTAATAAACTCTTTGCCAAGAGTAGCGTGAGCTAAATTTTTAGCAGATTGTATTTGTCTATCAAAGGTAGCGCCATATTCTTTTCTCAATTCTTTAGCGCTTTCTTCTTGCGCTAATTTCATTTGAGCTTGTTGGTCATCATTACCTTTATTAATAACATCGTTATAATACTTCATAATGCCTTGAGCTTGATGAGGTAATAAACCAAGTTTAACTGCTTCTTCACTAAAATTTTTCAAAGCATCTTGGTCTATTGTACTCTCTTTAGGCAAATCGTATTTATAACCGTCTGCGTTATCAGGTGTTCCTAATTTCTTATATACTTCTTTCCAATCTTCGTCAGTCGCATATTTATTTGGAACATTTATCTTATCACCACCTACTAATTTTTGTGAGTGTAAATAAGACTTCACAAAATCATCCATATTGGAAAAATTCTGCAAAGATTTTTCTTCTTTATAAGCTTCAGGAATTAATGATTTAAAATCAATTTCCTTTGGCTGTTCTGTTGTTGTTTCCGATGTCAGCGTTGTAGTTGTCTGCACATCAGGTTGAGCTGGTTGCTGTTCTGCTGCAACCGTTTCAGTTGTCTGATCCATGAGATTACTCCTCTAGGTTTTTATTAATCATGCTTTTTATAAAGACTAACACACTACGTTGACCTTCTAAAAAAGCTGTTTCGTGACTGTCACCTTTGGCATGAGTGGTCACAAACTCATGACATCGTTTTTCCAAATCCTCGATAACTTTTTTACCGTCATCGGAATTAAAAACAATTTTGTAATTTTTTATTAAACTTATTAATGCTTTATTGCTGTCTGTCGGTTTCATTTATAGCTTGAACTGCTGGTGCAACATTTTTAGCCACTTGGCTTTCTTGTACGGCATTCATTATTTCCATTTGTTGTTGTTGAGCCGCTTGTTTCTGTTCTGTTATTTCTTGTACCTGAGCATCTGATCTAATTACTTTTGCTGGTATTCCAAGAATTTTTATAATTTCTTTAACTAAACCTTGAGGATCAATATAATCTGTAACTGGTGCTACTTGTCCAATTGAGCCAAATATTTCTAATCCTCTTATAATAGAACTTAATTCTTGTCCTTTTTGAGCTAAAGCCATTGGTGATACATATTCAACATCGATCTCTTGATCTATTAAAACTTCAGGAGCTGGTTTAAATAAATTATTTCTAAGCATAATATTAAATACTCTAATAACCGTTGGATTTAATAATTCTACTTGTAATCTTCCTAAAGTTGGACCAAGTATTCTCATTTTTTCTTCTGATCTTTGAGCAACTTCTGTTGCAGTCATATTTCTATTTTCAGTAACTAATAACTGGTCAACATGAAAAGTTTGAGAAATAGCTTTTCTTCTTTGATCTTCCATATTTAAACCTAACGGATTGTTAGCTCCAATATTTAATGGCTCAATACGATCTCTACTACCAGCTCTATAATAATTTAGAGATCCTGGTGCAGTTCTTATTGGTAACATCATTGCATCGTCAGGAACTAGAAGCGGTGGATCCACTTGTTTCTGTGCCGCCTTTAGTCCTACTTCTACCATTTTGTTAAGTACCTTAACGTCAGGCAATGAGTTCATTCCAGGCGATCTGCCATAGATTTCGTTTGACGCTTTTAAAAAACGTGGAACGACATAAGGAAATTCTCTAAAGCCTCCAATAGAAATAATGTTACCGCTTTCCATTTCCATATAAATAGAAACGAAAGGCATATTCATACCATCTTCTTTTTTAGGATTATAAATATCTCTAGGTTTTACAACATGACAAAATTCAACATCATCAAATGGAGAATTTTTAAATACATTTTGAGCTTCTCTACTTAAATTTTCTAAACCAAATTTTTCAGCAGCTGCTTTTGCTGTAATTTTAAATCTTCTATATATACAATCAACTAAGCCTTTGGCATTCTCTGATATATAAATTTCCTTGATGTGACGTGCTGAGAAACGAATTATATCAGTTTCGTCCTCTTCAATAAACATTGCCGCTGTACCGAAAGCACAAAGGTCGTGGTAAGTTTCAAAAACTTCTTGTTGAAAGTTTGATCTTTGAAAAGCGATATACATTTTATCTGTAACATCTTCTAACCATTCTTTAGCTTCATCATTTTCATTTAATATTGTTTCTTTAAATCTTAAAGAAAACCAACGATTAGCAGAGGATGTAAGCATTCCATGTAAGGAACTTGCTAATAATTCTAATGAATGAATTGCTGTAGCATCAAAAACATCTATATGTCTTTTATCGCCTCTAACTTTTTCATCAACTATATCTGATTTTCTTGGTATTACTAAATCCGCTACTTCTTGCCAGTGTGTCTCCCAGTTGGATCTTCTATCCATTAACCGAGACATATTATTTTTTAGCTCAGAAGCTAAAGCTTTATGTTTTTGATCTTGCATTAATTATCCTAATAAAGTTCTAAAAGATAAAGTTAAATCTTCATCACTAACACCTAAGTTAGTAGATTTTCTTCCTCTTCTTTTAATAGACGACATTCTTTGTTGCGCTAACTCAGCGGTAGTTGGACCAGCTGGTGATGCTTTAACAGCAGTCTTTTGAATTGTTTGTGCTGGTTTTGGTTTAGCAACTGTTCTTGTAACTCTTCTTACAAATCCACCCATAATTATTTTCTCCTCTTATTTATTAAATCTGACAAATATTTTGAAAAATTATTTGCTTCATTTGGACTATTAAATTTTATAAAATCTTTTTTTTCCAAAGCTATTTCTAAAGCTTCTTGATCTCCAAATTTTTTTAAATGTCCATTAATCATTCTTATTGTTGGGTATAATATTTCTTGACCATTTACTTCTGAGCTACGAGTTTTAACTGTTTCTCTAGCTTCTGTTGTTGGTGTTTCAGGATCTAAAGCTCTATTAATCCAAGCTCTGTTAGGTAATTGTGTATTATTTCTTTTAAATCCACCCATATTTTTAACCTAATAAAGTTTTTTGTTCGTATTCTTCTTCAGATATTTCATTCAATCCTTTAGACGAAGTTAATATTGTTGATTGTCTGCCTTTTCTTGCTAAAGCTCTTCTTCTTTCATCAGCTTCAGCAGCAGCGTCTCTAGCCGCATCTACAGCCGATGGCACTTCTTCAACTTTGGGTAATTCCAATTGAGGCATAGCTGGCATTTTAGGCATAAACATTTTAGCAATGAATGACATAATTATAATATCCTGTAATTACCATCAGCAACACGCTGACGATCTTTGTTTGTTATTTGTTGTTCTTGTATTCCAGTAGCCAAACATCTTAAAGCATCCATTGGATGACTTGAGAAATCATGGACTGGTTTTATTTTATATACACGCTCTTTATCATTATATTTTCTATGATAATGACGAAGTGCAATTAGTAAATCAGAGCAGTTATCGCTGTTTATTTTACATCTTGGTAAAATCATTTTAACAGCATGAATACCATCTTCTAAAGGTATTCGTGGACTAACTCTAAATCTAATTCCGTAATTATTAGCAACCTCACGTCTTGTATAACCTGAACTAAAGTCAGTTTGTTCTACATCATGCGGTGCATAATGGTTGCCATAAATATATTCTTTTTCTTTTAATACTTCTGCATAGTGAGGCAAGGCTTCTTTTTCATTCTCATAGTAATCAATAATATGAATATTATGATTTATTTGTTGGAAGAAAATAATTGAACAAGCATCTGTATAACCTAAATCCCAAGCAGTATGCACTAAATGTGCTGGATCATAAGGAATATTACCTATTCTTTTAGCCTCATCTAAATCGTCAACCAAATCTCCATAGATTGAGCCTGAGATATTTCCAATAAAAGAACATTCAAATTCTTGATTGTATTTAGCTTCACCCATTACGGCAAGTGCCGCATCTAATTCTTCTTTTTCTACAATATTCGTTTCAGAAGCTTTAGCCTTATATGAATACCATTTATCATCGGATTGAGATTTTAAATAATAATCATAAAAAATATTATTCATTCCTTTTGGAGTACCAATAAGAAACATTTTTCCTTTTCTATCCGAAAGTGCTGGCGTAATAACCTCGTCAATTAATCCTTGAGAAACTTGAGCTACCTCGTCAATTGCAACCATGTCTAAATAAATTCCACGAATGCTATCGAAATTTTCACTTGATAATAAAGTTATTCTAGCACCATTAACCAAATCACATCTAAGTTCACTTTCGTTATACTTAGTTCCTGGAATGTTCTTTGTATAATGTTTCAGGTAATCCCAAGCTATAGACTTTGCTTGCTTATAAGTTGGAGCAATGTAAGCCAAACGAGGATTATAATTTTTATTTGTTAATGCAGCTTTAATCAAATGATTTAAAACCATAACGGTTTTGCCAAATCTTCTATGACAACATAAAACCGCATATCTATATCT